CAGCCGGACTACACTGGTAAGATCAACATTGGTGGTACCGTGATGAGCCTTGGAGCATGGAAGAACACAACTGATGGGGGTAAGACCTACCTGTCCATCAAGTTGAGTGAGGTTCAAGAACAGAAAAGTGAATCATCAAACGGAGATACTTTCTAGGAAGAGCGCATGAAGTACGGAATACGAAGTGCCGAGTATCTCTTGAAAGAGAAGTCACAACTAGATGGCTTCTTCCCTATTGTTGTCTACATCAGTAGGGATGATCTGGTGAACAAGGACATAGTAACGAAAGCCAAGGCTAAGAAGATCACAGATGATCAGATGGCTGAGGTTGCTGATACCATGGAAATGTTGTGCCAGATGAGACCGTTCTGGTCATCGCTGGAGAGGACTATTCAATCGGTGCTAAAGAGATGAAGCTTGACCTAATCGACATGTACACTGACTACCTTCACGATGTTAATAAACAAAAGGTTGAGGACAGGTACACAGGACGAGAGGAATGGTTTCATGCTTCCGGTGCAGGCATGTGTCTTAGAAAGCACAGGTTCGCACACATTGACATGATAGAATCAGCCCCCAAGTCGGACAAGTCTATGAGGCTTCTCCGGTTGGGGGAACTGGTTCACGATGATTTTGAGAAAGCTGTCCATCATTTTGTTGATAAATACAACATTGAAGATGCGGAACTCCTTACAGAACAAGAGATTAAGATACCTGAATGGAATGTCCGGGGTTTCTTTGACGTTGTGATTGGGTCTACCGGGATATTGTACGACATAAAGACAGCCAATAGCTTCAAGTTTAAGAAGCTTTTCGGTCGTAGCCCTGATCCCAACCCGGCAAACAACTATGAACTACAGCTTGGAACGTATGCCTACTGGTATGAAAAGGAATATGACAAGAGGCTGAGGATGGCTCTTGTGTACTACAACAAAGACAACTCAAACATACGGGAACTTTTTATTAATAGGAATTGTATAAGACTAGCAAGTGAGTACTGGAAAATGGTAAACGAACAGGTAACAATGGGAGTCCCCCCTGTGCACTTGGGCACTTCCCCGGCCTATGGCTGGGAGTGCAATCCCGAATATTGCCAGTACTTTAAGCACTGTGGCGGGGGATTAAAACCTGAGTTACTAAAAAGGAAAACAAAATGAACGAGAATACAGAACAGTATAGTGAAGATCAACTGAGTTTCGCCAATAAGTATAGCCTTTCTTCCGATGATTTCTGGGAGCACCACGGCAATCTTATCATTAAGCATAACGCTGTGATGAAGATAGCTGAGAAGGAGCACATCAGATTTCGTCCGGTGGAGAAGAACTACTCTTCAAACGAACATGTTGTGGCCCTCTTAGTAGAAGGTGACCGCTACGATGAAGATGGCGAGATCGTTGAGTCAGCTTGGGCGTTCGGAGAATCAAGCCCGGCAAACTGTGTCAACCCTTACCTGTGGTGCATGGCTGAAAAGCGTGGCAAGGACAGGGTTACACTCCAACTCCTTGGCGGATACTGGCACAACATCATGAGTGACGTGGAAGCTGACGAGTTTCGCCAACAGGCGAACTCCGATAGTTTCAGTTCCCCGGTACGCAATGGACAAGCTACTGACAAGCAGATCAGCTTCATCAAAGGCTTACTGGATAAGCATACGGTTGATGGGGATGAGGAAGTTGCTATCAACACCCTCATTGATGACGGCCTGACCAAGCAGAAGGCTGGGGATATCATCACCAACCTTCAGTCTCTACCGACAAGGTCATAACCCGGTGACAACCAAACACGCCTGTGTGCAGTGCGGTGCCGTACTCACCAAGAAAGGCATCGACATTAATGACATTAACGAAGAGATAGATGTGTTCATAGAGAAATACCCCGAGGTAGATGTGGTAGACCAACTGGAACGGTTCATAAACTATCTCGGGTCACATAATCGCCGATACAAGAACTACATCATGGCGTTCCACAACTGGTGCAAGAGAGCAATAGAGATGAGTCCCGGTAAGCCTGTATCAAAGTTGCCAACCAAAAACGATGATATTGACTGGAAAGAAATAGCAGAAGGTGCATATCATGGCAAGTAAAAGACCATCGCCGGAGAGGATAGAAGCGGTAGCCAAGGAATGGGTCAGTGACTTCATAGACTTTTATGGTCTTAAAGGGAAAATTACCAAACGCCAGATGGAAGGGTGGAGTCTTGCCCTTGCCCGGTTCTCTGACGAGGTCTTGAAAGAGGGATGGGAAGACTTCATCATGCAGTTTACACCCAATTTTGTTCCCCCAATAAAAGACGCTAACAAGATATTCCACAGAGCTGGGCTTCGGGTATCAGAGAGGAAGGCACAAGAAGAGAGAGACCGCCTTAGAGAGGAAGAGAGGGTGTTGTTCCGGGGTGCCACAGGGGAAAAGAGACGCATCGCACAGGCTGTCATCAAGGCTCTTGATATTAAGGAAGAGAGCACGACACCTAGAAAAGATGTGAACCTTTATCTGGCTAACTTCTGGGAAAAAGAAATGAACGACAAAGAGATGGGGAGAAAGCACCGGATGCTTGCAGAGGGTAAACGTGTTGTGATACACGATCCCAACCAAAGAACCTAAACTATGAAAATAAAAATCACATATGAATGTCAAGAGTGTGGTGAGAAGACCACATATAAGGATATTGAAGTATTATCTAGAAATATGGCTGATATGTATTATGGTCATGTTAGTTGCATGGAGCATGGTATTAACAATGAAGCTTATTGTCAAAATAAAGAAGACAACAAAGCCTATGTAATGTCTCCCAAGGAACGAATACGTTATGAACAAGCAAGGAGAGCAGAAGCAATTAAAACGATTTTATATGAAGAATGGTTAAAAGATGAGAAGCGTGTAAGCTTCAAGATTAAAGATATGTACGGTGCCGAAAAGAACGCTGTGATGAGGATACAGGAGTTAGAGAGTGCCGACTTAAGTGAAATATAATGATTAAGAGATGTAAATGTGGTTACCTGTGGGAAACAACATGGCAAGATATATTTCCGCATCCGCACAGGAGACTCCGGAAGGACGAAGGCCCTTGGGAAGATAACATCTCTAAGTTTGATGCGGAGAAGCAGATCGTTAGATCGTATTTATATAAAAGAATGAGAAGCCAAAAGATATCAAAAGGTTCTAAAGCTACTGTTAAATTCTTACAACAGGAGATAGATCGTGTCAGCTAAGAAAAAGAAAAACCAAAAACGTGGTCGGCGTAACCGCCAGCGTGGTAGTGAGTTACAGCGAGAGGCGGTAAACATTGCCAAGTCTTTTGGGCTATTGTCCTACAACAGGGACAGGGGTGGTGCTCAACACGAGATGGGTGATGTTGAGATCGCTGGTAAGTACTATGGCTGTAAGAGGCGTAAGAGCATACCTAAATACCTCATGCCAGAGAAGGAAGAGGTCGGAGTGGTCTTCCGGGGTGACCGGATAGAGCCACAGATCGCCATCCCCTTTGACCTGTATTGCTTTATTCTTAGCGAATGGATCAAGGCTATCAATGGGAAGGTTGAGGAAGAGGTTGACTTGTAATAGGCTGATATGGCACGACCTCGATACGAAACAGAAGAACATCTTGAAGCGGAGAGGGCTGTAGTAGAGACCCTTGAGGATATCTGGCAACCCCTGAAGGCTCATAAGCTTCCGATTAAATATGTCGCTGACTATGCCTTTGTTGATCCCAGTCACACAAAGTCCATCCGTACCTTTGTAGAGATCAGGTGCCGGAACCATAGGTCTACTACCTATAACACTTATATGATAAGTCTTTATAAATTCATGAGGATGGTAGAGTTAAGAAAAAGAACAGAAGTCAACACGGTACTGGTTGTTGATTTTCAGGACGGGCTTTATCGGTATACATTTTTGTCGGAAAGGATTTATCAACCTCATTGGGGTGGAATGGGAGAACTGAGAGACTGGCAAGACAAAGAGCCAGTGGTCTACATACCCTTATCTGAATTTGCACTATTGAGGGAAAAGTATTATGCTTAGTAGCATGTCTGAACACTGTCCAATGATCAGTAGGGTGTGTGCCATGTGTGGGAAGAGTAAGTGGAACCCCCCTACACGGTCATACACTGAAGACTCTCGCCTGTTCTGCGGACAGGCACCACCTTCCTTTGATGTTACAGTAGAGAGCCTGCCACAGTGTCCGCTAGAGATGACAAAAACACAGAAGACAGCTTACTCAAAAAAGATGAAATCCATAGAAAAGAAATTATTCCCAAGGAGATTTACATGATACAACTGGATACAAGAGCAGTAGTATATAGGGCTTACATGGCCGCTATCAAGTCTATTAAGTCAAAGGGTGGAGATGCAAGAAGACCTATAGAAAGATATCATCAACTCAAAACAAGAGCCAAGGACAACTATCAAATGAAACTATCAGAACAAGACGTAACGCTTTTAAGCAAGATATATCAACTGGCTATACTGCATGCCGATAAGAAACTCCATGATGATAAGCTGGCTAACCAGATAAGAGCATTAAGAGACAGGTACAATGAGGCCGCTATTAAAGAGAGCACGCCGAAAAAACCCTCTTCCATAGTACGATGTCCAGAGCATGACGATCAAGATACTTCATGCCCAGTGTGCTATCCACCAGCGAACGCACTGTCCAATGTACTGGACAAGGAAACACGTGAGCAAAGGAGCAAGGATATGCAAGAGGCTATTGATAGGGAAACCAATTCTCGTATTGGACAGGCAGGATGTGTAGGTGGTGAGTGTGATTAATTCGCAGGGGTTTCCCCCGCTACCTTATCCTCGATCATTAGTAGATCGGGGTTCGTCTGCCCGCCAAGCAGACATGGCGGGTCTTGCCCCTGCATTATTTTTGTGAAGTGTGAACTCTGTAATAAGAACCCCTGTCAATGTGTTGACAGAATACGAAGGAGTATTAAAAAAATGGGCTGGAAAATAGATTTAGAGAATGACTTTGAGAAATTGAAGAGTAGGGTAACCAAGCTTGAAAAGATTCTAGAGAGTTTGAATGAAGCGGTTAAGGCTCCCAAGAAAAAGCCTGTAAAAAAGAGGAGACCTAAAGACTTAAAGGTAATAGCCGAAGCTTAGGGGTCAGGTATCTAATTAGGGGTCGTATACGTCTGGGTCTGGACGCTTAATTCGCCCGTAGAGACGTTCTTTTGAAAGATGCGACCAGCTAGTCGCCTGAGACTTCTCCTCGCCTCCTGAGACGTATTAAAAGGTCTTCTATATATTCGTAAGGGGGAGTTCATAGAGAAGCCACAAATCTTCCATTTTGAGTGGCGCCGGAGCTTTCTGGCCATGGCTGGGTCTTCTGTCTGTATCCTCCAGTCAGGGTAGCCCTCAAGTTCTTTCCACATATAGGTTGTCACTTTGCCTTTAAGGCTTCACCTATAGAAGAATATGTGCCTTCAGGCATCGGGGATAATAAGTGTGCAAGTTCGTCTTGCCATGCGAGCCTCGAAGCGACAACTCGTTCCCTGTGTTCCAGTTCCATTTGCAGGTCTGTCTCAGGGATATAGTATCGGTCATAGATTGCAAAGGGCTGACCTACCGCTTCCATCAGTGGTGCCTGCATTTGTTGCAAGAAAGAACTGCCCTTAAGGTATTTTTCAACATACCCTTTTCCAAAATCCCAGACATCAAAGAGGCTGATGTAGGTACCCTGATCATCTTTACCGGCGGACAATGTATAGCTACCTATATCTAATTTTGGACGTATGCCGACACCACCCGCACGCACTCCATCAACAGACACATTCTCACCGGCTTTAGGAAATTTAATAATCTCTCCCTTTTTTAAATTTTTTAATGCTTTGAGTACCTCATTAGACCACACCGATTTATTAGATACAGGCAAAACTCTGGTGTGTTCTTTGATGGTGACGGTTGGAAGGTCTTTAAATCTTTGACTGATCTCGGTTGGTCTTGCGGTCTGTGGTTTTAGATTTGCTTGTTGCATGGTTTTTTGCTTTAGGAAGAATCCAAGAAGATCAGGTTGTTGTTTCATTCTTTCTAGCATGTCCATTGTTTCTTCTTCACTCAGGTCTGGATAAGAAACATCCTCTATTTCTCGACCCTTCTGGTATTTGCTTGTGGTCAAACCAATAAATCCCAGCGCACCGGTGTAAGGCACTTCTTTTTCATGTATTGGTGTAGTAGCCATTGTAATTAATTCACCTAGGCCATGTTGACCGCCACCCAGCATTCCCGGCGCCCCATGAGATCGAGAGGCTACATTATAAGCCGCCTTCCGCATCCAATCAGATCGAGAGGCTACATTATAAGTCGCCTTACGCATCCAACCCATGAAGGCTTCTGACGCTTTACTGGCGAGTGATTGTCCGGCTGGGATACCTACGGCCATTATCTTACCCTACCAATGCCTATCTTCTGGTGCTTTACCGATCTCAGCTCGAACCCTAGTTGCGTCTTTGGGGTGGTTTTTTCTTAACCACTTGAGGAACTCAGCCCTTCTTTCACGGCTTAACATGACTGTCCACTTGTAATGAAGTGGGTCTCTGTATCTTAAAAGACGATCACGGATAGCATCGAGAGTCTTATATCTTTTAGACTGAACCATTTCAGTAATGGCACCGGAAATGTCTCCCTCTTGAATCATCTCATCAAGAACAACATCAATCTCATCACGCTCAAATTTTATATCAGAGAGATATTCATTGATCAACTCTCCGGGGCGACCACCAGCGGCACCGTGACGTATCCACGTTCCAAGAAGTGGTGTATATTTTTCATACCAATTCCTAACCTCTCCCGGTCTTTCACTAACCTTGAACGGCATTTGTGCTAAGGGAGTAAAGCCTTCCGCCAAGTATCTTAATCTTTTTGCAGACTTAGAATACTTCTGCCAGTTAGCTATGGTCAATGGGCGATCTTTTAGTCCTGCGGCCCTAGGAGCAATAGGACGCCTTGACCAGAAAGAATAATTTAAACCCTGCTCTAGTAATTGCTTTCCAATGGGTGATATCTTATTCCAGAATGTCTGCATAGGCTCTCCGAACCAGCCAAAGTAATCTCGCATGTATCGGAAGAGTGGCATAACTATGTATATCTGACGACCTTTATTGTCTTTCATCCCAAGGTCTACATCCAACCTGTGTCCTTCTGGGTTTTCCATAGCCCACCTAGCTTTGTCTGGATCATAAGCGTGTTGAAAGCTGGAAGTGCCGGTAGCCAACGCATTTAATCCGTTAGTAAATAGCGCTAATCCCATCACACCCTTTACCAAGTGCTTTATATACTCGCCCTGTAGTGCCTTCATTTCAACCTTGCTAAGGCCCTTGTGCCCTAGAAATAAAGCATGCTCGCTCCGGACACCAGCGGCACCAGAAACAAGACGGAGGTTACTGATCGTCCAGTTTCTTGCAAAAAATAAGCCATTTAAAAAGGCACCGTCTTTGGGAACAAAAACCTCCGCACCAGTGGTACCAAGAAGATCATTAGTATAGTGACCAGCCATTACCCCTGCACGGTCTGGAGTATGCCCTTTTGCCATCATTTCTGAATACTTCAATGCAAACACAGTTTCCTGTGCACTCTGAACGATCCTTCCCCATAAAGCCTTGTCGGCTAACTGTTTAACCGTTTTGACGGGGTGCTTGCCCAAGTTAACCATGGGATTAGCCGTAAGGTCTGGCATATTCTCTCTCATATACTCATCTATTTCTGAACCACGTCGTCCAGTAATCTCTTGGTTGACCCCACCCTTAGCCATTGCTCTTTGTAGGTCTTCCAGTGTACCATCAAACCCCATCTTCTCATACATCTTCAATTGTTTTTTTGGGCTGTATTTAATACCGGGAAATAACCCTGTCAGCCTAGCGGTTTTAATAAGGGGAAAAGCATTAGACCAACTGCTGAACCACAGCTCATCAAAGGCATCAGAATAAATGTTCCACCCGTGGATCAGTGGGTTATACATAATAACTCGTTTTATATTGCCAGACCACTTTTTAAACCATCTGGAACCCACTCTAACTGCCTTTCGTGGAGATTCAGCGGGCGTGATGATGTGTTCAAGCTCTCCCGCTACACGGGGGTCTACCCAAACTGTACCACCACGTTTTTTACCAGTGACAGTTCTTGCAAAATGGGGGTCGTCCATGCGAGCATATCCCTCCACATACGATTCAGAGATCAAGCGCTCTCCGGTAGTGTTGTTGGGAAGGTCTTTTATTCTTTGTACAAACCTCTTAGCAGAAGCCGCCTTTCCAATAGAACCCCACCATGTGTCAACCAGATAGGGAATGTCATAGATGACCTCAAGATTTGCCTCCTTGGCAAAAGCTTCAGCTTCTGTAGGTGTCTTGAACTTCTTTTCCTTGGCAAACTGAGATTCTGGATTGGCGTCTATGTACTTATTGATCGCTTTCCGGATTTCTTTTGGTTCTCCTTTAAACAGACCGGGCCAGTAATGATCTATGGCGTTGTCAATAACACCTGATTGTTCAGCAAATATTCTCCCAGTTTCAAAAGACTCCTTCCACATATCTAATATTTGCGTTTCTTTTGCAGAGAGGGACTCAGCCACTCCCTTTTCTCCAGCCGCCGCACGAATGATATCCCTATATCTATCGGGTGTAATTTTTAGCTCTTTGACTTTTTTTCTAAACCGCTCACTCTCATGGAACGAATCTACTAAGGCAAGCTGATCTCCACGCATTTTTGACCTGATAGTATCCTGCACAGAAAACATTATGTTTTCTGGGACAATGTGAACTTTTGTGCCAGTCTCGTTAGGTCTGTACACCCCCTGTCGAATATCTTGTTCAACATTGATCTTAGTCTCTTGCTTTCTAAGACGTTCATGTATGTTGTAAAGCTGTTCAGGGGTAGCCTCAGCAAGAGAAAGTCTTCGTCCGGGCTGGCGTGGAATTTTTTTGTTAATATTCTTTGCCATCTCAGCCCTGTTCATCTTCCTCATTTCAGCCGGGTCAATGCCATATCTTTTACCAATCTCAAAAAGCTCTTCTTTTGTCCGGCGTGAGAGGTATTCATAATAAGGAATCTCACCTTCCTTCCTTTCCTGCATGGGTTCTTCCCTTGCACCCATTTCCTCTCTTTTGAGCTGTTGCTCCTTCTCTGTATTGGATATCTTCATACGCTTCATACGTTGATGAATCTTACCCAGACGATTGGTTCTTATGGTTTCAGAGTCTTGCGGATTACGACGACGTGTAAAATTCTTATAGAAAGCACCAGCGCTAACTTTAGTTTTTTTCTTCTTGGGTGAGTTTTGATCCTCCAATACAACAAATCGTTTATTACCCTTGCCAGTTTCTTTGACAACCTGTACACGCCCTCGACCATTACCGTCAGCCTCTAGACCGTATTTAGCGGGGTCTTGAACACGCCAGAAAGGCTTAGTCTTATCATATCTTTCTTCTACGACCATGTCGGCATACCGTGATACATCTTCGTCAGACATATGGTTTTTCTTGCCCCAGTTCTTAAAGGCAAGTTTGCCTGCACGTGTACCTAGTGCATTGGTAAAATGCATAGCCGACAGGAGTGTTCCACTCTTAAAAGCTTCCCTGTGATCTGCGCCTTCTACCAGTGCGGAGCCATAACCAGCCGCAAACACACCGCCATATTGCTTTATTACACCTTTTGCCCCACCCAGTGCACCAAACAGGGAGCCACTAATTGTCGCCTTTGGAAAGGTCATTACCATGGAATGAATCTTTTCTTCTAGTGGAATACCTTCTTTTGTAAGCTCTGGGTAGAGATGAGAATAAGCATCAATGTTGAAGTCCACCGCCGCCTTGGCGGCTCTTGCACCCGCTCGTTTCCAACCATTGGTGTTGGTCATTAAGCTCATATATTTGCCACCTTTAAACATGGGGAGCTTTTGAAGGGCGTATGTGGTACCACTACCAATCCCTATAAAGCGAGCAAGACCAACTGTTAACTCGCTAGCGTCTCTCAAGTTGATGCTCTGACCAAATCCAATGGGAATGCCCTCCATTGTAGAGTCATAGACAGGAGTGGAAGAATCTCTAAGAGCTTCTAATTCAACTGGGGTAAAGTCTACCTCTGAAAGATCAAAGACCTTTTCAGCAAGGTTGGGGCCAAACACAGGAACAGCGGAGGCAAGCCTTGCAACGGTTTGCCGAACCATATTCTCCCTGCGTTTTTTCTTTTCTACGTTAGCATATATCTCTTTGGCTTTTTCGGGATGCTGATCTCGAATAGTTTTCCAGACAGATGTATCAATGTTTTTATCAAAGGCAATGGATCGTGCGAATTCAGTAGTATAATCTTCACGTGGCTCTTCTTTGGGGATATCATACTGGTTAGCCAGCCCAAGTCTTTGCACAGACCTGCGCCATTGCATCAAATCTGATTCGGTATCGTAGTATGTTGGTTGTGGCTTTTCAGCGTCAGAGGGCAATGGGATATTGGCAACTCTACCCTCTCTAATTTTCTGAAGCCAGTCTTCGTATGATGTTTGGGGCCCGTTAGGCATGAACTATTACTGGGATGCTAACAATGTAGCTACGATTTGATTAAATAATTCCTCATCACCCTTTGTAATCCGAACTTTTTTCCCAGCACTGGTCTTTGGGATGTTTAATACATCTGAAAGAGCAAAATTATTAGATGGATATATATTGAGTCCCGTAACTCTTCCAAAAGATTTGGTTGGTTCAACCCTGATCTCTTTTCCCTGTATTGTATAAGTACCAGATGGGATATCCACTTCAGGCTCTTTGGCTTGGGCCTTGGTTTCACGAGACACCCACAGAGTATCTCGACCCGCCTTGTACTGCATCAGTCGATCTGGCGACCACCCTGCTTCGCTATACTCTCTCAATTGCTGTTCAGTTATGGCATCAAACTCCTTGCGTTCCTTTGAGACTAAATCGTCGTCCTCCGGTGGTGTGGGATCGTCGGGGTCTTTTGGTGGTTCAGGTGGTGTGGGATCGTCGGGGTCTTTTGGTGGTTCAGGTGACCCTTGTTTTGTAAGTGCATTATATAATGTTTCTAACTCACCTAGTGGGATACCATAGAGATCATGAGCCTCCTTTTGGGCCTTAGCTATGTCTTCTGGATTCCTCATGTTGGCTCCTGAGACTTCTCTATTAAAATGAGTTTCCGCTTCGATATCCTCATAACCGTGTATGTCTTTTAGCTCTTGGATTCTCCCTAAAAAAGTGGGCTTTTTCTCACCCCGTTCAGCCGCCAGTTGTGCTCTTATATTGACATTTGCTATTCTAATGTTTTGCTCGTCTAGCTTGTTGATAGCAATGTCTGCATCAATCTGTTTAACCATCTCTTCATTACCCTGATTGAGGGTTTTAAGTGATAGTAACTTTTCCCTAGCTTCCCCAAGTCTAAATACGGCCGTCATATTGGACGTTAATCTTTTCTGTAGATTAATATCACCAGAAATACCTCTCTGAGTTGTGGTAAGGGAGTTTACTGAATTTATTTGCTGTGCATCAGTAAGTATATATTGTCCAGCTCTCGGGTGACCGGGTTCAAACTTTGCAAAGATGAGTGCTCTGGCTGTGTCACCACTATTTTCCTCCGTTGCTAGAAAATTTGGATCGGAAGCGTTGGCTATTTGAGAACGCTGGTCAGCCCTTGTCTTATTAACTTCTATTGCTTTGTCATTTGTTAGTATTAAAGCATCAAGTCTTGTGTTGAAGCGTGCGTACTCATCAACATCCTTCATAGCCTTCAATCGGTTATTTAATTGTGGAAGGTCTTTACCCGCAATAATCCGATATTCAGTAAGATCATCATCAAACCTCTTTTGAATGCGCTCACTTTCTTTTCGATCCCATTCTTCAGTCCCTTCCCGTATACGCTGATTATACTCTGTTTCAAGGAGGGTCTTAGCATTTTCCAAATCAGTAACACTTTTCCTACCAGCACGCTCTTCTGCACGTTCTTCCCGTGCAATCTCTTGGGAGTTGAGTGTCTGCATTTTTAATAAGTCCAATGAATCGGACACTAATGTTTCCAACATCTGGCTCCTACGTGTGTCTTGTATGATCGGTCTCGATTCAGCTACATAGTCCCGACTTAAAATATCATCTCTTGCCATTATTTTTCTCCCCAAAGCATATCTAACAGGTCTTTGACTTCACCGCTTTGTTGTGCTTGATTCTCTAAAAACTTTGGTGCCTGTTGTAAAGATTTAACATTATTTTTCACTGACTTCCATCGTTGCTGGCACTTGCCACAGCCACGGTGTTTGTCTTTATACTTGTCGAGTACGAACTGTTTAAAACTATTTGTGTTCATCGCGGTCTTGCGTTACGCATATCATCTAAAAATGTGGTGCCTCCGTTACCAGTGCCTCCGTTACCATTGCCACCATTAACAATGTCTTGCGTACCAGTCGTTCCTACAGCGGCTCTTTGGTCGGCACATCTCTTTAGACATGCCTGATAGCGGACTGAATTCCCCCGAAATGCTTTGCACTTATCTTCACAGCTTGGCCCACCAACACCAGCACCATTACCATTACCGTTACCATTACCATTGCCACCCACTGGTTGACAATCCATAGTGAAATCGCCCGGAGCTCCAGAAGTACCCTCTACTCTCACACACTGTTCATTCGCTCCGCATGGGGGGTCACACACATTAACTCCATCACCATCATCACCATCAATTGGGGGACAATCACCTAGGTCTCCCACACAGGTTCCATCCTCACATTCCAGTAATCCCTGTTCTGTACATGATAAGGGAACGGTGGTGCCACAGCTCGCACCTACTGCGGTACATTCATCTGCTCCCATACCAGCGACAGAAATACATGTGTCAGTGTTGGGATCACATACCAAGTGTGTTTCACCATCACCATCCCCGCCAGTACATGCTTCACCTATTGTAGAACACGTATCTATGCCTTCACCCGCCGTCTCAGTGCATACACCATTTTGACACGATAAGTGTGTTGCTGTTTGACCACAGGGGCCACCTACTTCATAACAATCGTCTCGACCCTCATCAAGACATTCTTGACATGTTTTGGAAGGGCCAAAACATAAATCTGAACTATCAGCACAGGTGCCATCAGGACAGGTAACCTTGTCCTGTTCTTCACATGTCTTTATAGTACTACCTTCTTCTGGCTTAAATCCAGCTTGATACAGGCGGAGGGATTCTCTTCCAATGCCACTTAAATATTGTTGCATAATGTCTTCTGGGGCGAGTGCCTTCTTAAATCTTGCTTCCTCAAAGCCGATGAGGGCTTGCTCCCGTTCCATCTTAGCCTTTATGTCAGCTAGCTCTACATCGGAATAGCCAGCATCTTTGGCCGCTTGTAATTGTGCTTCTATTACATCTTCATTAGCCTGTGCCTGTTGCTGGGACTCAAAATTCTTGAGGACTTGTTGCACAAGGTCTTCTTGGCTTGCACGTCTGGCTTCTTCTGCCTCGGTTTCTGAGGCTTCAAGTTCACCGGCACGACCTAAAAATTTTTCTTGGAGCTGTGTGTATGCTTCTCCGGGCTGTCTACCAGCTTGTTGTAGAAATGGAGAGGTTGCCCCTGCTATAAAGCCCCGTGTTTGAGCGCCGCCGAGGCGTTCTTGAGCATACTGTTGCATAAGGCTCCCACGAAGACCTTCCTTCCCACTTACAAATTCTGTTCTAGATGCCTTTCTGCCAAGTCTTATTCTCTCAGCCGCTTCACCACCGAGAATCTCGGGAGCATCAATAATTTCCCCTGTCTCTGGGTCTTTTGTGGTAAACTCACCATACTTGGCTTCCAGCCGGTTGATCTCCTCATTGATCTGTTTACCTGTAAGGCCACCAATAACACTTCCGTGTTTAATGGTAGTGAATTGTAGATCATCTGGAAGCTTGTCATAATCTTCCTTGGACATGTCCTCACCGAACATGACCTTGCGCTGTCTACCCATTTCATCGATCTTCTGCTTGGCAATGCCGCCAAGTTCTTCAGCACCTTCTACACCATATTGAGCCTGAAGCTCGGCTTCTTTTTTTGTTTTCTGTGAAACTGAGAAGTTCCAGTCATCAACGATATTCTTGATCTGGGCTTTTTCCCAGTCGGGGAGTCGATCAAGGATAGCGTTGAACTGTTCACGCTGGAAAGGAATAATATATTTCTTAGCCGCATCAAGCGTAATACCATATTTATCGGCAATAGCTTTATGGGCGGCGTCCTGATCGTAGGTATTATTTTCCGGATCATACCCAAAAAGCTCGGCATACTGGCTAAAATCACTAAAGCCAGCGTCTTCTAAGAGAGAGGCTAGGTCAGTAGGTAAGTCTGCATCTGTAAGGCCACCGAGGAACTCCTGCATCCAAGGCGGATTTTCTTCACTCGGGGCTTGTGTATCTACACAACCATAAACCAGATCACCGGCAGAGCCCGTTTCCCCACCACCTATGACTACACATTCTTGCCCCTCTGGGCATCCATCTGTTCTACAATCAGCCATAATTAATTCCTAAGCAAAAATATCATAAATTTTATCTGGTCGAATCTCACCACCACCACCACCGAGTCCTTTCGTAAAGTCCATACTACCAAGTAGAGCCATGATTGGATAAGCTAACTGCCTAGCATAAGCAATAGATTCTGGGCCCACTTCCATTCCTAATCCCTCCGCTGTCGGGGTATATTCTTGCTCCAGCATACTTTTGAGTGTTCTTGTTTCTGTCTCTATTGCTCCAGCCTCTCTTCTAGCCGCCAATCTTTCGTCCCGTGCGGCTTCACCATTCTCTGGCTCCCTGTATTGAGCAATGGGGACTTCACCTGCACGCTCTTGTACAACCTCACGACCTGCTTTCTGAGCTTTGCCACCGGCGAATAAACTACCCGCTATAGTGGTGCCATACCTAGCCGCTTTACTTCCTTTCATAAGAGCATGAAAGGCTTTGAGACCCTTACCACCTAACCCCAAAGCACCACCACCATATGCCATAAGAGCAAGGCTTGCAAGTCCAATTGTCCAGTCTAATAATTTTTTATCTGCGGCTCCCCTTGCCTCCGTTGCGACCTGAACAGTTTTTTGTTTGGCAGTTTTGGCCACTTCTCCAACCCTGCCAAGCTCGGCTTCTATATCACCAGTCTCTTTTAAATATTGAAGTGTTGCCTGACCGCCACGTTCTTCCCGCTCCATTTCCATACTACGGACGAAGTGTTGCATCATTTCTTCTGTAATATCTTCTCCACCGTATATAGCCATAATAAAACTCCCTTACGTTAAACTTTCCCAATTATTGGATGTCTCTTCCTCAACAGGAAAGAACTCCGTGTAATACAACTTAGACCCCAGACGAAGGTACAGTCTGAGGTTCTTGCCCGGCACCCGTGAATATCGCCTCTCACCGTCAGCCATCTGGCTCACAGATGGTGGATGAGGAGAAATAGCAATGGGTGGCTGGGTACTATTCCTTAATTTTCTTTCTTCTCGTGTCAGTGGCATTAGCTTACCCTCTGGTATATTGGTCTGTATTCCACTGCCACATCATTGATCTGGACACCTTCTGAACTTCCAGTATCATTCGTAGCGTTCACGATCTTAAATCTTATACTCTGGCAGGATATAGGACTACTGGGCTTTGCCCGAACCTGTTTCCAGCCAGAACCCCCGCCAGCGAAGTCACCTGTAAGCTGGTTTGAAAAGCTAGTACCGCCGTCAGTATCATAAAATATGGGTTGTGTCTGGTCATTATCACTCTTATATGTTAGTGTTACACCATATATTTTCTTTTTCCTACCCGGTTCACCAAAGTCAATATCCTTTGTAGTGACTACGAACTTGTCCTCTCCCACAGAACGCATGGAATCTGTCCATTCTTTAATCTCGTAGGCATCAGATGTGGAGTTCCAAGTATTGCTTGTCTGTCCTTCCCATGCTGTGTCAGATGACCAATACAGGTCACCAGTAAGCAATGTCTGGTATACAGATGTAGTATTACTGTTCCAATCTACTACCATGTTGGCCCTATTATAGTTATCATCAAATGCTGATTGACCCTTGATCCACGACTGCGTCCTGAAATCATATATATATACATCTCCCGCATCAGCAAAGGCGTTCTTCAGGACAATGAGATAATAGCGCCTTGGGTTATACCCGATCAATGTATCACGTCTAAAGTAGGTCTGCCATGTAGATTCCTTGATCCTGTTGAATAAAAGATTTGTCACGTTTTGACCATCATATAGGTATACACCGAACTTGTTAACCCAGCACACACCAAACTCTGTCTTGGTAGAGGCATAAGGATGTTCAATCCCTACCAAGTCCTTAATATCCTCAACATACCAGTTGGATGGTGACGGAGAAGCGATATTAATGATATAGAGTTTCCGGTTCTTAAAGGCTAGTAATCGGTCTGAGAACTCTTCCAGCTTGGTAAACTCCTCAGCATCGCCCTTTACCACATCAATGAAGTAGCTTCTAGGGAACGTATCAAACTTACCGATAGGCGTATACATGATCCGGTCACGCATCTGAACAGTCTCACTGTCCTCATTTACCGTCTTCATGTTTGCCACAAAGGCACGTCTATTAGCCACTATGGCAGTTTTAAAGCCTTCACCAGTACCGGAAATGGTTAATTGTTCATTAGCGTCTTTATTAGCCGGGAAGCTATTAAGAATTTCATAAGTCTCAAGGGCTGGGGAAGGAACGATGACTGTATCCACTTTCATATTAATACCAGAGTCCACTACCCACGGAGAATATTCACCGCTTAGACTTCCCCTGACGCCATCTCGAAGGCTAATGTCCAACAGCAAAGCCCACGGATCAGAGGTGGTATTTATTCTAGTATAAATACGAGCACCGGATATCCTTGGATTAAAAGAACCTGCGGAATTAGCATCAGTTAAAGCGGCTCTTACATCTATATCAAGAGAATCCAGTGATGTGGCGGCAAAAGTATTGTTAGATGATGGTATGAAAAGGAATGATTCCTGATGGCCATCATATATAAAACTTGCGGCAATCTGATATGTCTCACTTGCCCACGTACCGGCTGGAGATGTGGGACTTTCAACCTTTAACTTGAATCCAGCTCCAGCTTCAGGATAATTTGAAGCGTGTATGTCACATTCCGTAGGTGGGGATAGAGTATTATTATCATCGTGCCAATCGTCAAAACCGTAAAATGTCAGAGATACATTATCAAGGTTGAATGCGGCATTGGTTGACGAGCCTGTAATTCCTATAGTAAAAGCACCAGCCGATGACTTGGTCTTGTAATATATACTTGTCGTAGCGTCTGACATGGTCAAATCTGTTGAAGTAGCGGCATGGGCTGTTGTGATAGAAGCCTGTAAAGTCGCCGAACTACCAAGATTTAATCCTGACATTGTATATGTAAACTTGTAGATGGCGTTGGGAATGGTCTCACCTATAGTCATCTCAGCCACTGCCTGAACTAAAGTGGCGGGGCTTGCATGGTGAGCATAGCTTGCATCTGTTGCATCCAGAGTCCACCCATTACCTCCTGTCCAATTAGAACTAAAATTGCCCGTATTGGCTAGGTGTTCCATTGATCCGGAGATGTCCTGAAAGGGACGACGATTGATGTAACCGTACCACTTATTCTGGATACTGGAACCGAATGCGGCGTCTGAGACCCTGAGAGCTTCATCGGCGAAATAAAATACACCCTGTGTCAATCTGGTAATTGTAACATCACCATCTTCATCGTCCTCGTCAGTAAGTACCCCGCTGTGATCCAAGGTTAATACAAGTTCGGAGACAGTTCTTACACGCAGACCGTTGAAATTGTTATTGGTCACATCAGTACAACCCGAGATTCCTATGATGTCACCTTTTCTAAACCCCTGAGTTATAAAATTAACTGAGCCGGCATCTGCTGTAATGGTGTCATAACCATCAGCATTGCCAGCAAAAGCCAGTTCATCTGAACTAAAAGCTCCCGAGGTGGATGCCGCACCCATATCAAATATCCCAGACTGAAAAGAATCACTACCAAGATCATAAAGATCAACCTCTCCAGTTTTAGAATCAATGACTCCCAACCAGTTCTCACCAGTATCTAGAGCCCTAGGGCCACGTTCATGATCGGACTCAAAAATAAAGGCGCCATAGCCGGGACAGATATGTCCAGCCGTCCCACTGGGAACATCAGTATGTGCGGTATCCCCACCCATGGGACGTATAGACTTCCTATCTTCCAGTATGATATTCTCTACGTCAGACATCTCGTTCTCACCAATGTCACGTGGATCGAGAGCTGAGTTTAGACCACCGGAGAAATCATTAATGTTATAAAACGCTTTAGGCATGCATTGCTCTCTTTACCCAACCATAATAATATTTTTCCAGCTCAGGCCTTGTAAGAGCCAGTCTGGCGTACTCCATGATCCGGTAAGCCCTTAACCTATCAGACTCCAGCCTAGCAGTCGCCTTGATGGTGTTAGGGCCTACCTTCCCATCTACTTTTATCTTGTCCTTATTCTTCCCGTTACAGGCACGTTGAAGTATCTTGGAGGACTTGGCTATACCCTGATTGACCACCATGTCAAAGTACTGGCCCTGTAGTTTGTCGGGCAACCTCTCAATCTTGGCGGGTAACCAGTAATCATCTTTGTACAGTTCCACAGCGTCATCCACTGTCAGGTTCTCAATGTCAACATTCGGATACGCCTTCTTGGAAATACCGTACTTGGTCTCCCCGCCGGGATCATCAGGGTCATTTACATAACCACCTTCCCGTTCAATAACTTTCTTTATCTCTTGATAAAACGGCATTATTTTTTCTTCATTACCTTTATGCCTGTCAAAACTTTCTTCACAGACGCCCAAATTAAGTCGTCCATTTTGCTCGGTGACATGGCGACGACTTTGTCTACCACCATCACGCCGATTGTAACTATTTGCCAATTCTCTACTACCCAGTCCATTATAGACCTCCCATTGTTTATTTATATAATATCCAAGCTGAAGGATCAGCGGTATTATCTTCCGGCTCTTTCGGGCTGACAATTTTGTCATTTTTATCATATCCTTCCCAACTGCATCCCTCATAGAAGAACATCACAAAAGCACAAACGAAACACATCCCAAGCACCGTTGCAAAAGTGTTCCCGAACTTCTGATTCCAATTCTCCATATCCTTAATATCTTTATTCATTTACACTCGCAATTCTCACATTCACAATTTTCACAATCACATTCATTAGTCATTTTAATTACACTTCCTATCGTTTTCTTATTCCAATTTTTTCCAATAAAGATTTATTCTCTTGTATAAGCTCTTCGTTATGATGCTCAATCTCTTCTACATGCTCTTTTTCCATCTGGTCTAGCCTCATCTGTATCCCTACTATCTCATCGTGTATCTGCGTTATCCTAGCCCCGTGGTCATCAAGTGTGCTACTGACTTTAAAATAAGAAGCCGTAAGCAAAACAGAAGCTGTGATAATCTGTATAAGCCACTTGATATTGATGTTGACATGAAGGCTATCATTGAGACTAGTCATTTCCCAAATACTACACTGCTAACCAGAGCAAGAACAGAGCCAAGAATAACACCAACAATCGAACCAAGCCCCCGAAGCCACGATACCTGCTTCGCAAGTTCAGATTGACGCACATCCATTCGTCCAAGATTTTCCTTAATCCATTCGACATCATTACGTACGACGGATAAATCAGATTTTAAACTTTCTCTCCACTCAGTCAATTCAGCATTGTTCATCAGTATCTTGCCCAACATAAGTCCAACCATCTGGAAAACTAGTTTTCACTTCTTGCTCCACGTCGTCCACGAAAATCCATTTTGTTTTAGGTGGCGTTGACACGTATAAATCAATAGAGTTATGAGTACTCCCCAGAACACGTGTGGTGCTACCTGTTTTACCGATACCAGTATCATGGCACCGACAACTGCAATCGCACACGCTGTCACTGGGTCTTTCATTAATCATTGCTTCTTAATCTCTCTACTTCTTTTTCAAGAGTATCAATTCTAAACACATTAGCCTGTATATCAGCCTGTAGTGCATACCACATACCTAGCAGGGATATAAGACCAGTCACAGCCGCCACCATAGTTTGGATTGACAACGTGAATTTTTTTTTAAGTATCTCCTCATCAGGCACAGGTAGTGTAGTAGGTAGTGGTGCTACCTTAGCCACAACCGGCTTAGGAGTAATCTTCTTCTGTAAAATTTGTTTCTGTAATAACCTGTCACGCTTTGACTTTTCTCTTTCAGACTGTGCTTCCTTAGCTTCCTCTAGCATGACCCCTGTTAAATCTTCTACTGTGACATACCCAGCGGCAACTAGAATCTCTCCCAACTTTCTATCATCACCATTAGACTGCTTATTAATAGCCTCATTAAGCTGTCGCTTAGTGATAATGTCAGCATCCATTAATAGACTGCCGAGCTTAGTCTTATGACCCATCGGTAAACTTGACCTCAAATACATCA